TATAATTTGAATCGAATTTGCTGCGTTTAATCCAGACTTAATTCCAATTCCGCCAACATCAGATATAAGCTGAACAGAACCGGTACCTTCAGTGGATGCTGTTCCTTGATCAGCATGAATTCTAATTTTACCAGCAGTTCCAGCATTTTCTCTGAGGTAAATTGTATCTGCGGCATCAGCTGTACCTGTAGCCACTAATGCTGAAGAATTTGCTGTTAAAGTAGAATGTACAGCAAGATTGGCGTTCACATCCAATGTAGTTGTTGTAATATCAACTTCAGTTGTACCCGATAACAATGTATGAGTAGTATTAGCTGTAATTCCCGGCAGTCTGGTATTTGATGAAACCAATAAATCTGTACCGTTAATATATACGTTAGCGCCAGAAGTAGTTACATTAGCTGAAAATGTTGCATTTGATGAAATTGAACCAGAAGTACCAGCTAGGGTTACATTAGTAGAATTCGCCAGTAATGTTGTATGAACTGCCAAATTTGCATTTACATCTAATGTAGTTGTTGTAATATCAACTTCAATCGTATTTGCTGTAAATGATGGTAATACAACATTTGCCGTAGCATTCAATGTAGTTCCTGAAAACTCAACTTTAGCGGGAGAAAGAGTTACTAAAGTAGTATTTGCTGTAATTGATGGTAATCTAGTATTTGATGAAACCAATAAATCTGTACCATTAATATAAACATTTGCTCCAGAAGTAGTTACATTTGCAGAAAATGTTGCATTTGATGAAATTGAACCAGAAGTACCAGCTAGGGTTACATTAGTGGAATTAGCTAATAGTGTAGTGTGAACAGCAAGATTTGCATTTACATCCAATGTGGTTGTAGTAATGTCAACTTCAGTTGTACCAGACAATAATGTATGAGTAGTATTTGAAGTTAATGATGGTAATACAACATTTGCTGTGGCATTTAATGTAGTTCCAGAAAACTCAACTTTAGTGGGATTAATAGTTACTAAAGAAGTATTGGCTGTAATTCCCGGCAGTCTGGTATTTGATGCAACTAATAAATCAGTTCCATTAATATAAACATTTGCTCCAGAAGTAGTTACATTTGCAGAAAATGTTGCATTTGATGAAATTGTTCCTGATGTTCCAGCAAGTGTTACATTAGTGCTATTAGCCAACAAAGAAGAATGTACCGCTAAATTAGCGTTCACATCCAATGTAGTTGTAGTAATATCTACTTCAATCGTATTTGCAGTAAGGGAAGGCAATCTAGTATTTGATGAAACCAATAAATCTGTACCATTAATATAAACATTTGCTCCAGAAGTAGTTACATTTGCAGAAAATGTTGCGTTTGATGAAATAGATCCCGATGTACCAGCAAGAGTTACATTGGTAGAATTGGCTAACAATGTAGTATGAACTGCCAAATTAGCGTTCACATCCAATGTGGTTGTTGTAATATCTACTTCAATTGTATTTGCTGTAAATGACGGCATAGTAACATTCGCCGTAACATTTAATGCTGTGCCAGTAACTTCTACTTTAGTCGTATTAGCTGTAAATGACGGCATAGTAACATTCGCCGTAACATTTAATGCTGTGCCAGTAACTTCTACTTTAGTCGTATTAGCTGTAAATGACGGCAATACAACATTTGCTGTACTGTTTAATGTAGTTCCTGAAAAATCTACTTTAGCGGGAGAAAGAGTTACTAAAGTAGTATTGGCAGTAATTGATGGTAATCTAGTATTTGATGAAACTAATAAATCTGTACCATTAATATAAACATTTGCTCCAGAAGTAGTTACATTAGCTGAAAATGTGGCATTTGATGAAATAGTTCCTGATGTACCAGCAAGAGTTACATTAGTGGAATTAGCTAATAGTGTAGTGTGAACAGCAAGATTTGCATTTACATCGAAATTCGTAGTAGTAACATCCACTTCAATCGTATTTGCTGTAAACGAAGGAAAATTAATATTAGCACTACTATTTAATGTAGTGCCTGTAACTGATACTTTAATTGTATTTGCCGTAAGAGACGGCATAGTAACATTTGCTGAAACATTTAATGTTGTTCCATCAATATCAATTTGAGTTGAATTTGATGTAAAAATGCTATGTATGGCAACATTAGCGTTTATATCAACAGTCGTTGATGTTAAATCAATTTCTGTTGTACCAGACAATAATGTATGGGTAGTGTTGGCAGCAATTCCTGGCATAGTAGTATTACCAGATACAGCAAGAGTTTGTGTAAGTGTAACATCATCTACATACAAATCATTCCACCGATGGGTTGTATTACCTAAATTAAATGTACTATCGGTATTTGGAATAATACTAGAATTTACATCCCCTGTAAAAACCACACTGTCAGCAGTACTATCACCTAAAGTAAGTGTACCTCCCTCTGCTGTTAAATTTCCTTCTACAACAAGATTTTGACCAACATACATACTTTTAGTTACTGACATACCTCCAGCAACAAGAAGTGCTCCAGTAGAATTGCTGGAAGAATCTGTAGTACCTGCGACTTTTAAGCTAGTTCCTGAAAATGTTGCATTTGAAGAGATTACCGTATTTGTGCCGGCAAGAGTTGTATTGGATGTAGTTTGAAAATTTGTACTCTTCAATAATACATGAGTCAAATTCATTAAAGCGACTTCAGTACCCGCGGCATCAAATCTTATTGTATCCTCATCTGAGGACTCTTCCATTTGAATTTTAGTATCTGTATCGGCATCGTACATTTGGGAAGATGATACAACCGAACTATTGGCTAAGGCAAAACCACCTGCAGTAGATCCATCATGAACTACTAGAGTTTTTTTATCAGTATCTACTGTAATTTCACCCACTGCACCTGTAAAAGATCCGTGTTGTGATGTAGTACCTCGTCTAAATTGTATCTGAGTTGCCATTAATTCCTTGGTTTATGGTAAAAGTCCATTTGATATATCGACTGATGAACTAGCTGTTATTACACCCAAATCAAATGCTCTTGATGTCACTCCCTGTAAAAATTCTAACATTTGTATTCCCGAAACCAAATCTTCGGTGACTAAACCAAAATTTGCGATTTGTGGATGTGCATGACCAGCCTCCGTAAAGGGATGGGTAGCGATTTCATTAGTTATATCTAATTCACCATTAGTATCATCATAAATTATTTTCAACCCAACCATAGTTCCGGCATATGTAGATGACGGATCGGCAGTATTTCTTAACATTGCTGCAGTAACATCTTGAATACGTTCTTCAATACCAGAACCACTTACATGAGATGTTAAAACTACATTTGCGCCCGAAAAAGTTACATTTGCTGTTTGTCGAGTATTTGCTTTTACTAATAGGTCTGTTGTATTTATATAAACATTTGCGCCACTAAATGTTGAATTAGAATCTACTTTTAAGTCTGTGCCATTAATATAAACATTTGCACCAGTTGTTGTTAAATTTGCAGCAAATGTAGCATTTGATGAAATGGTTCCTGATGTTCCCGCAAGAGTTACATTAGTAGAATTGGCTGTTAATGTACTATGAACGGCAAGATTGGCATTTACGTCAAATGTTGTTGTAGTAATGTCAACTTCAGTTGTATTTGCTGTAAATGATGGTAGTGTAGTATTTGAGGTGACTTTTAAATCAGTTCCATTAATATAAACATTTGCGCCAGTTGTTGTTAAATTTGCAGTAAATGTGGCATTTGATGAAATAGTTCCTGATGTACCAGCAAGAGTTACATTGGTACTATTGGCTGATAATGTATCATGAACAGCAAGATTAGCATTTACATCCAATGTGGTTGTAGTAATGTCAACTTCAGTTGTATTTGCTGTAAATGATGGTAATCTAGTATTTGATGAAACTAATAAATCTGTACCATTAATATAAACATTTGCGCCAGTTGTTGTTACATTTGCAGAAAATGTTGCATTTGATGAAATTGTTCCTGATGTTCCCGCAAGTGTTACATTAGTGCTATTAGCCAATAAAGTAGAATGTACAGCAAGATTAGCGTTCACATCCAATGTGGTTGTTGTAATTCTAGTATTTGATGAAACTAATAAATCTGTACCATTAATATAAACATTTGCAGCAGTTGTTGTTACATTGGCTGAAAATGTAGCAGATGTACCAGCAAGAGTTACATTAGTCGAATTAGCCAACAATGTACTATGAACGGCAAGATTGGCATTTACATCTAATGTTGTTGTTGTAATATCAACTTCGGTTGAATTAGCAGTAAGTCCGGCACCCGAAAGTGAAGTTACAGCAATATCATCCACATATATGTTTGCCCATCGGTGAGTAGTATTGCCCAAATCATATGTGCTATCAGTATTTGGTATAATATCACTTCCAATATCGGCACCTATAGTAACAGTGTCGGTTGAATCATCACCTAATTGTAAATCTCCTGTGGTGACAATCGCTTGAGCATATACATTTTTCCAATATAATTGTGGGGAACCTAAATCATATGTTACATTAGCTTTGGGAACTGTGTTGGCGAGTGATGTTAACCCCGCAACATTTAGGCTGGCTGAAGTGCTAGTAATATTAAAACTTGAGACATTAATTGTAGCACTTGAATCTATTTGGGCATAATAACCTGTATTGGCACTGTTTCTTACAAATTGAATACCATTATTACCAATAGCTTTATAAAATTGTAAAGTAGAATTTGCTCCAGACTTTAAAGTACTAAATGGGCGATATTCAGAAGTACTGGGATTACCTAAATTTTCTCCATCTGGTTGTGCGCCACCACCTCCACCTACATATTCGCCCCATCCTGTATGTGTACTTAGGTGACCTGTACTTGACGCTAAAAGATTTAATCGTGTTTTTAATCTCGCGACTTGGCTCGATACCTCTGAAACATCTGCGTCGTCACCATCTATACCGGCAGGACCAGTAAGACCTTCAGGACCTTGTGAGCCCGTTAAACCTATAGGACCTTGTATACCTTGAGGCCCCATTTTTCCCGGAACACCTTCTGGGCCACGAGGACCCATAGAACCAATGGGGCCATGTTTTCCGTCTTCTCCTCGTTCTCCTTTGAGACCTTTTCTGCCAACAATTTCAAGAACTTTAACTTTTTCTCCAGTCGCAGGATCAGTTATTTCCTTAAAACCTTCAATTAAGTCTGTTTTTACTTTTTTTACTTCATTTCTTGTAAATTGTAAACTTGCGGCGAGAACTTTCGCGGATTCTAATTCATCCTTTGAAAGAGACTCTTTCTCATCAAGCATCCGTCCTCTCGTTTAATATGGTATCGAAAACATTCTGAATATTGTCTTTTAAATGTATATCATCTTTCATTTCATCAATCTTAAGATCAATTTTTTCATCTATATTTTGTTCATTAATTAAATCAAGTTTTTTAGAGTGATCTTTCTGTGAATATAGACCTCCTCCACCACCTTCATCTTCATCACTCGCATATCGCGAGTCTCCCTTTTCACCTGTAATTTCATTATCGATTTCCTCAATTTCATCTTCAGCTTGATGTAAAACATTCTTTCTAATCCAATTATGAGAATAATATTTACCAGCATATTCTGATATATCTCTGAGAACGTTCATGCGATCTTGCATAATCTCAGATTTTTTCAATTCTTCAAAATGGGAATCTTCTAAGAAATCATAATTTACAAACTGGCGTATCTGATTCCAATCTTCCTTGTTCATTATACCTTTAAGGGATAATTGAGTTTCAAGCAATCGACTAAAAAAGTGTACAAAACGGTGACGCAGCCTATCAACAAAACGAGCAAATTTTAATTCGTCTCTTGTAATTTCTGAGGCTCTTCCGAGATTAAAACCCGTTTCTGGTTCTAATCGAGAAATAGGAACATTAAGTGATCTGTAAAGTTTTTTCTGAAAATATAAAATATCTTCAATTTCTCCAAGGTTTTGCCCACCCGGAAGTGTTGTAATTTCTGTACCCCGTCCACCTTCACGCCGAGGAAGCCAATAATCTTCCAACATACTCATATGTTTTCTATCATCTCTAACTTCCCCAGTTGAAGCATCATAAACCATTTTATTTTTATAACGTACCATAATATCACGGAGATATTGTTCAGCTTTCAATTTGGGGAGATTTCCAACATCAATATAAAATATTCTTCGTTCTGGAGCTCTGGCTAGGCGATATATAACCAAAGAATCTTCAATCATTTTTAACTGATTAAGTGGTTTAACTGCCTTATGTAAATATGATAATACTCTTTTTCTTTGAGCATCCATTAATCCAGAATGAGTATAACAAATTGCATCAGTAGCAATTTTTATGCCCGTCTGAGTAGGGGCAGCATAACTTGAACCATCTATACCTTTATCATTGTAAATAAAATATTCTTCATATTTTTTTGTGAATGATTTTTCTGTAGATGGGGATATCATCAATCCTGGAGCATCTCTTTTTAATTCTCTAATTTTTTTAATCTTTCGTGGATCTAATGCTCTTAATTCCTGAATTCCCGTTTTTACATTCTTTTCATCAATAATAATATGATAATATAATCTACCATCGATATACCAACGCTTGAAAATATCATAAGCTTGTGAGCCAAAGTCTAATAACCTTGTAATTTCTTTAAATTCGTTTCTAATGCGCGCTTTAATATTATCGGTAACCTGCAATTTATCAAGGTTGATAGAAACGGGCTCATCTCCGCGGGAAGTAATGATAGATTCGTTGACAATATCATCCACTGCAGCGTCAACTTCATATTGTAATGTCATTTCTCTATATCGGTTAATCAATTCTACTTCACTTCTGGCAGTGCCTTCAAGATCAACATATTGACCAAAAACTCCACCACCTTCAACTACTGTAGCACCGTCATCAACTTCTGGTAATGCAAATGACTTATTTTGTACTTCTTTGTTTGTTTTTCCTATTTGGAAACCAAATAATTCTATAGCCATGTAAAAAGTCCTAGGGAGGGGTTTACTATTATTTTATTATATTTATAGTTATTAATATTTTGAAATTTGGAAGTCATAAAAAAATGTCGGGATATTCTATAAAAATACCCCGATTTCAAAGGATGTGATTTTTAGGTTGGTAATAATGTAATATTATGCGAAAGTACCATCAATAGATGACTTTCCATCTGGAGCTGCTGCTGTTGTAGCTACAACCGAGGGTGATGGAGCCCCGTAATTCACGCTCCACCAATCATAAGAAAAAGTAACTGTAAATTCTTCGATAGCATCAGTTGTGCCCCAATCTAGAGAAATTTCTGACAAGTCTGTGGGAAATGCCCCTTCAAATCGATAATTAGCAATTGCTGCCGCGCCTGTACCCGTAGCATCTGACGCCGCTTTTCCAAATTGTTTTACATGTAACGCTGTTCTATAATTTGATATGGGACGCACATTTGTTCGTGCGCTATTAAGTTGCTCCATCCACAGTTCAAAATCTTCTCTAACTCCAAAATTCTCTTTATTGATAATTGTAATTGTCCAATCGGGGAATGTTAAATTTCCCGCGGCTTTCCATTGGTTTCCAAAATATGGAGTATTAATTGCCCCTATAGTTTTACCTGGAAGAGAGGCTCCTCTAACCATCAACTTGTAGCTTTCTGAAGACTCGATTGTAGGAACCGTAAAAGAAACCTCAAATAAATTAGCACGGGCGCCGTCAAATTTAAATTCTGATCTAAATTTAGATACATTAAATGCCATTAAAGTTCTCCTTTATGCTGCTGTCCAGAACTGGTAAGACCAAGTAACTGTAAATTCTTCAATAGTATCGGTATCTCCCCAATCTAATGGAATTTCTGCTAAGTCTGTGGGAAATGCATCTTCAAATGTATATGTTCTTAATGCATTACTGCTACCAGCTTTGCCCAATTGTTTCACTTTCAAATCTGCTGTATAACCGGCTGGGCTAACTGCCTGTGCTGTTCTTACATTTCCTGGGTGAGAAGCTATACCTGCCATCCATTTTTCAATGAATTGTCTAACAGCAAAATCTTCATCATTAATGATTGTTGTCGTCCAATCTGCATATGTTCGATTTCCGGCAAACTTTAAAATTCTTCCCATATACGGTACATCTATTGCACCAATTGTTGCCCCTGGTATAGATGCGCCTCTAATCTTAAAATTAAAATCGGTAACCGCACCAGCCTCGATACCACTCGGTTTTGCCAATGCCACTTCAAATAGTGATGCACGTGCGCCATCAGCAGACATGTTTGACTTAAAGCTTGTTAAATTAAAAGCCATTTTTTATTACTCCTTAAACGTTGTTCAGTTAGACTTTTTAATTATTTATACTAAAACTGTCCGACAATTTCAGAAAATTCTACTCCAGACCGAACAGCTACAAAATTCAGCTGTATGAAGTTAATTGAACGATTAGGTTTCACATAGATATCAGCCCTAAATTCATTTCTGTCAATTACTTCGCCTGTATTATTTGAAGTATCACAGACAACTTTAAAATCAAAAATACCATTTCTGCCTTGTACATCTCTCAAAAATGGTTCAACTAAAGAAACAAATTGAGAACGTGTAAAGTCATCATTAAATTCGAACAATGAGAATTTTGCTGCGTTTGCGATAGCTTTTTCTAGAACAATGAATAATCGTCTTACATTAATTCTATCAAATGCACTTGGTCGTGCTAATAGTGTTTTGTCTCCAAACAATATTGTTCCAAGACCTCCTGTAAAGGTTACAATAGGATTTACACCATTTTTATATAGATCATCCCTTTCAGCTTGACGAGGGTTCCATGAAAGTTTGGTTGCCCCTTTAATACCTCCACGATTAAATCCACCGGGTGAATACCATGGATCGCGGTCGGTATCACTTCTTGCACATAAACCAGCAATATCTCCATTCAAAGGAACGTAACGATATACTGAATTATATTTGTCGTACATATACTTATAACCACCGTCCATAACAGCGTAAGATGAACTTCCCATCTCATTTCTTCGGGCTACTACATCATCTACTTCTGAACCCGAATTATCTACTACGTTGCCTTGTTCAGGTGAAATAAATGCGATACAATCTTTACGGGCTGAACTAATATTATCTATACAATATTTTGCGACTGTATTAGATGCGTCCCCTGTCATTAAGAGAGCTACATCAATTTCATCGGCATTACGAAATTTATCGTAAGCTGTAACAATATTTGCGTCTGTACAGGTCGAACCGGCACTTCCGTTAGAAAGACTATTTGTTATTACTGAACCATTTGCGTGATATTTTGTACCGGATGTAACAGTGGCACCCCATGCAGTAGTTCCTAATGATGTATTTGCTCCACCGTGAGTACCGGCTTCATGTGTACCCCACCACACATATTTGGATTTTCTATTAATGGCATTTTTGTAATATAAGGCAGAACCATCTTCTCCTGTTGCGTTATTTGCGAGTGAAAGTCCTGTATATGCTTCTAGAACTGAACCTTTAGTACCCGTCCATTCACCATCTTCATCTGCTACAACAACATGTATCATATCTTGTGTTGCTGTATTTCTTTCAGCAAAAGAAGTGTGTGTGGGTTCATAATCAAAATGATTTGCATATTCCCATTTTCTGGAATAAGTTCCAGAAGAGGCGGCATTGGATAGTACTGAATGAAGAGTAAGTGCTGTGGCACTAGAAACGGCATTAACTCTATGTTCTTCACTACCACCAGAAACGGTAATTTTAATAATATCACCGGCATTTACTTGTGAGGTAAACTTTGTAGTCGAACCCGTAACATTTGCGTTGCCAGCGGCACAAGTAACAGTCCCCATCATTTGAACAGTTGGAGTTTCAAATCCCGAATTCTTTTTTACTGCAACAGTAGCGCTACTATAAGCTGCTGTAGGCGCTGATGATAAGACAAATACAGTATTACTTGTAATGGAAGCTACCATACGAGTTTGGGCGGCGGTTTCTGTGCCATTATCGACAACATCACCAACAGCTATTTTTCCATATACGCTAGCAGAAGCAGTAGCGGTTGTAGTTGATGTAGAAACTGTAACTGCGGAACCATCTGCGCCTACTAATTTGGTGTCTGTATTTCCTTTTAAAGAACCATCATCTGCCGTATTGGATTTTGTAGGACCACATACAGAGATTTTTAAACTATTACCTAAATCACCGGCATATTTTGCGAACCAACTTTTACCAGATGTTCCTCCAGCCGTATCATAATTTACATAATACTGGTCATCATTCTTAATTAAAATATTAGCTGAACCTTGTGTATCTGAATTATATGCTGTAGCGTTTGCTGCGCGGGCAACTCTTAGTTTGTTACCATACTGTAAGAAATTAGCACAGGTGAAAAATTGTTTATATGTAAGGGCGTCTGGTTTACCGAAAACTTCTCTTAATTTATCTTCATTATCTATCAAAATGGGGTCGTTGACTGGTCCCCAACGAAAGCCCCCAGCAAATGCTCCATCGGTTGTAGATGGAGAGGGAACTATAGTTGTCAAGTCAATCTCTGAGACATTTACGCCGGGACTGATTTGGAATGCCATTTAAATACTCCTATAATTTAGTTTGGACTGGGCAAATATTTTATAACTACAGATATTTATAAAATCACGAAATTTAACAGTAATGTAATGTGACCTTACAAATAAATAGTTACATGATTAAAATCAAAGAACTACCAGCAACAGTTGTTTCTCGATTTCTAAAAAAAATCGATAGTGATAGTACTGATTGTCACCTATGGCAAGGAACTATAGATAGGTCTGGTTATGGTGTGTTTTGTGTTGGTAGAAATAAAGAAACCAAAAAAACAATGACAATTTCAGCCCATAAATTTGCATACTTACTGCATCGAGGTGAGATTCATAAAGATAAAATAGTGATTCAAGAATGTGAAAATAATCTATGTATTAAACCCGAACATCTTGTTTTAAAAAATCGTAAAGAATGGAAACGTGTTAAACCGACCATAGATTATCTAAGACAAATAAAAAAAATACGACCTGATCTAATAGATGACGCAAATATATTAATTAGAAAATTACAATATCCCAAAGATGATTATGATTTTGGTTTTGACAATTAAAAATATTTTCGCATTCCGGCATCTTGATGATCATCATAGAATTTCGCGTCATCGGCCGTCCAGCTACTATTATCCCCAGGCATTTTAACATATTTTTCCTGTGATTGCCCATCATTAACAACTCCAAATGGGAGCATATTTTCTTCCAATTGTTTAATTTTTTCTGAATACATTTTCTCTCGAATATCTTGCTCTGTCAATTCTTTGAAATATTGTTGTTGAACTAACCATGAAAATAATACCAATGTCATAACCAAATCATCATGTAATCCTTCTTCTGCTTCATATGATTGTCCTCTACTTACAAAAGTAGTTAATTCTGAAATGGTATTAAAATCAGTAATAAGAAGTTTATCATTTTCAATCAGTTCTTTAAGAGTAGAACAACCCACTCTTTTCACCTGCTTTGTAGTTGACACTCCCAATTCAGTATTCTTTGAAAATCCACTTCCGACTTGTTGCCCCGCGCGACCGCGGAAACTAGACATAATTATATTTTCATATTCCATATCATAATAAAGAATACTTGCACATTGCGCCCCTATACCATTAAGTTCAATAAGCACAAAAGCATCATTATAACTCTGAGCAATCGCGTTTATCATTGTTGGGAAAACCATAGGAGTAACTTCATTACTTCTATACACAGCCACTTGTTTATATGGTACCTGAGTAATATCAATTATAGAAAATGCTGAATAATCTAAACCCACTCCTTTTGCAACATCCGCTATCATAACATATGTTTTTTGTTTAATAGGTTCTTCATAAACATCAATACCAACATCAGACCTCACAGGTGGGAGAAAAGCCAACGATCTTAATTTTAAAGGAGAAATAAGAGTATTAACAGAACCAATAAATTGACATTCAAACTCTTGATTGAATTGGTCTTCAGAAGTGTTTGAAATAGTTTCTTTTTTCCATGTTTCATCTCTTCCAGGTACTTCAGACCAATGCACAGAAATAGGAATATATTTACTTCGTGATTCTTCAGCATCTACCCACATTTTATAAAACATATTCATACCAAGAGGAGTAGAAACAATCAAAACTTTTGTGGATTCACCAGAAGATATGGTAGGATAGACAGAAGTAAAGAATTGTTCAGCTATGTTTTGAGGAACGTGAGCAAACTCATCAAGAAATATAACATTTAAACTCAATCCTCGAATTGCGGAACTGGAAGTAGCTGAAGCTAAAATTTTACTACCATTCTCTAATTCAATATTTCCTTTATTCCATACTAATACACCTTGTTGTAACCATTGAGGAAGATTTTCATATGACAATTGAAGCCGACCAAGAATCTCTCTTGCTATTGCCCCCTTATTGGCTAAAACAGCAATGTTTGTATTTTCATGAAATAAAGCGTACCATAACAAATAACTAATTATAGTAGTACTTTTACCGGTTTGACGAGCCATTTTTGCTATTACAAACCTATTATTTTGAAAAGTATCAACCATATGTGATTGATAATCATACATATTAAAAGGAATCAACCCCTTATCTACATTAATAATCTTTACATAATTACGAATAAAATATGTGGGGTTTTTAGAGCACTTTAAGTATTGTGCTATAGACTCTTCTTCCCACTCAACTTTAACTCCAACAGATTTTAAATTAGGATTTCCTAAATAATTATCAGACATTTTACCTTTATGTAACTGCGCTAATAGTAAGCATAATTGCAATCCATAATAGTAAAATATTACAGACTAACAACTCAACCGCAAGAATTGTATGATACCACACCCATTTTATTTCATATTGTTTATCCCTTTCTATTTCAAGTGGGGACTTTGAAACTTCCTTTTGAGGAATTTGAGGCATCCAAATATTTTCCCATTTTATTTTTAATTTTTTAAACATATATTTTTGCCTTTAGTTTAAAATTATTTCTTTTTCTTTATCTTCTTCTGGCATTATATTTTTTTGTATATCTTTCTCCATTTGTGCTTTTAAAAAATTCTGCTGCGCTTCTATTAGTTTACCTTCATCATATGGTTTTAGTTCATTTATTTTATGCGCAACCTCAATTGCCTCTGCTGGGTCATCAAGCCAATTAGATTTCCACATACCTATAATTTTTACTGGTGATGGTCTTGGGTTATCATAAATAATACCATTATCTTCATTCACCCACCAAAGATGTAATACACCAATAAATCCCACCTCTTCATTACCAAATCCTTGCATAATATGTAAAATACCTAAAGATCGCAAAAATGGAAATGTTATACTATTATACAATTGATGACGAAATTGCACCTCCATTGCCTGTCTAAAATTTTGTAATTCTTCTGGCTCCATCACCCACCTTTAGTTTTTCTTTTTGTTTGGGATTGGTACTGTTAGTGCCTTCTCTCCATACATTAATTTGATTGGAACAGGAAATACTTTTAGAGTAATGTTATCTACCTGTATAAATCGTTTATCTCTAATAATATTAATACTGACTGTATCACCGATTTTATATTTTCCCAACTGATCGGCAAATTCAACATCATTGTTAATAGCAATATTATTAATACCTATTATAGTATCCCAAGCTCGTAATCCTTTAGGTAATGGATTAGTTGGTTTATTTTTATCACTTATCATCAAACCGTAAGTATTGGGAATTGATGTATTTATATCAGGATTATCCTTCAGTATTTTTTCTCTTTGATTATCTTTTCCATACAAAGGAATAATCATAATTCCTAATGCCGGGCGATCTACTTTCCCCCTTTCTAACATTATAGCAAGTGATTTTTCTGCAACATCTGCCCTAACTGCTAATCCTATTCCTGCATTTTGGTTTGTCCGCGATACCATCAATGTAGCAATTCCTACGATTTCACCTTTTTCATTGATTACAGGCCCACCGGAATTTCCTTTATTGATTGCAGCATCTACTTGAATTGAATTGATGTAGGGGTGTCTTGAATATCTTTCATTACTAGAAATGATACCTTTTGATAGACTCCACGCCATTCCCATCGGATGACCTAAGACAAAAATTTCTGACCCTAAATGAATATCTTCCAACTTAGCAAACTTCAAGTATGGGACTTTCCTTTTTAGTCCAATTACTTCAAGTAAAACCAAATCGGCTAATGGATCTTGGCCAATTACTTTTACTTTATATTCATGCCAGTCATCTTCATCCCAATAATACATATTAAGTGTTTTCTGTTCATACACACAATGAAAATTAGTCAATATATGACCTTGTTCATTGATGACTGATCCAGAACACAATGCATTACGGGCGTCAACAGGCGGATTTTCTAATTTATTTACCGATAGTAATACTACTGATTTTCTTATTTCTTCAATGACTTCTTTGGTGATGGCGTGTGCCGAAACACCGCAAAGTATTAATATAGAAAAACATAACAAAAAAAATCGAGTAAATTTTCTCATTTTTTTCCTTGTTAAAAATTTAATAGAGGCGCATCTTCTAGTGGTTCATTTGGTTGCTCTGGTATTGAGTCTGATGTCCCAGAACCATTGTCTGACTCCTCTTGTTGTTTTCGCGTGATTGTTTCATTATCA